GGCTCCTCAGCACTTTAGGGTTTCCCCTAAAGAACTGCCCTACTACGTGGCAGGTGACTCGATCACTTGCGGCGGAAAGGTCCACCGTAGCGAGTGACGAGTCCCAGGACCCAACGCGGCACAACTCTTGATTGACGGTTCTATCGCGGTAAGCGATAAAATCATTCAACCAAGAATGCTGCGTTCGATCACAAAAGTAGTGCCACAAATTTTGCTGGCACCACTGATGTGATGAAGGTTCCGCGGCGATAAGCCGAGGTCCCTTAAAGGTCTTTGGTACCGAAACCAGACGTGAGTGTGGTGTCTCCTCTGGAGATCCACACCCATCCTGGAACAACGGTACTAAGCCTACCATACGCCCACTGGTTTTACCATACTCAACAAGAGGTTGAGCATGGTGAGCCCACTCCGTGTAGGAGTGGAACCCACAGTCGGCGATTGGAAACTCGCTCTCTAAGGTATCTGACCAGCTGTACCAATGGTACTTATTACTGGGACCAGTAACCTCGGAGATCGCACCTGGGCCGTGTCTGAACCTCCACTCGTCGGGGGAGTAACTCCCTAGAGTTGAGGTGATGATGCTTGACACTTTGTCAAGCATCAACAAGACGTTAGCTGAGACGCCAGACCGAAGTGGTCTAGCGTCGACCTCCCTGGCTCGGGCAGACAGTGATTCGCTTCTCGAGAAGCCTTTGTAGGCCTCTATGAGTCGCTCGTCACTCAAGCCACCAGGAGAGTCCGCGTTCCAAAAGCCGTCAGGCTCAGGGAGCGCTTCATCAACCGCGACGAAGTCGGTGACAGAGTCAACAACGACGTCATCGGCACAGTCGTAGAGGTATTTCTTCGCTACGTACAGAATCTGTCGTAGGAAGAGTATTGCCTCAACGTCTGCGTCGTCTTTCAGACGACCGTTGCTGTCAAAAACGAGTAGGTAGAGTCCCCGAAGGAACTTCGGAATCACTACCCTGCCGGAAAACCGCTTAGAAAGCGGTAATCCCGACAGTTTGTACTCGCCGCCAGATAAGCACCTATCGAGGTGCTTACCTAATGCAGGGAGGTCTTCGAGATAAACTCGAATTCCTCTATGCTCGACAGCAACTAGGAGACGGGTCAGATCTCTCTGAAACTCCACCTCCAGCGTCGGGTAAGCCTGAACAGCATCCTTGAAGATTGCTGTAAAGACTTGCTGCAGTTCCTTGACATGGCATTTAGACACAGATCGGTATTACCTTTCTAGTGTCCCATGCGGCGTCAAGTCACGAGACCTCGTAGGGTGGCCCTCGTCGGGTCCTCCTACGACCCTCCTGCTTCCCAGCAGAGAGGGACCAACGTGACCGATGAAGAATCCTCTCTATCAAATCCCCACAACGAGTGGAGATCCTAACGCAAGCCGCAAGGCAAGCGTCAAAGATATAGAGGAGACTTTGCACAGCCACCAGTAGCTCGACTGTTAGAAGAATCCAGTTCTTCATGGGATTTCTCCCTTAGAGGCCAGTCGGTCAGTCAGACCGGCTAGTCGCTGGCTTCTTCCCAGCCGATCAGATCCGCTACCTTCGAATTCGACGCCGCGATGAGCCAATCGGCCAACGCGTCGACGAGAATCGTCGGATCGTCACCGGGCACATGCTCGATGACGAGGTACACCTTGGAGGGTACCTCCGGGTCCGTACCATCCGCGAACACCTTCTTCGAGACCTCCACGTTGTGGCGGTCCAGAGCGGGTGTCGAGTTCTTCGCATTCGTCTGAGTGTGACGAACACGAACGCGGACATCATTGGTAGCACTGCGGGCCAGGTACTCGGTAGAGTACCCGTCCTGGTTGATGCGATTGCAAACAATGTCACCACTGCTTGCAGGTAGTGTCAACGTGGTTGACGCCATGGAACTTACTCCTCGCAGCCTTAGTTTGGCCTTGTGGTTAACGCCTTCGCCTAGGTTTCTTCTTGCGCCAATTGCGCCAGATTACCTTCGGCTTGGCTCCCCGCAAGGCTGCTAAAGATGCGAGGATCGACCAATGCCGGTAATTGAATACCGGCATTTTAGGGAGAGGAAACGGTACAACCGGCGCACAAAGTGAGCGCCATTTGCGGGTCCACTGCCAATTGACATCAAACGAACCGGACGTTCCGGTCCATGAGAGGCCATCAGGCAGATCGTCGACCTCTTTAAACGACGTCTGAGAAGTTGTCGTTTGCATGAGGCACATCCGCGTCGCTGTCATGCCGATTTGGTTGTTAGTGGCATTGATCATGTCACCAACATTACTAAACCAGTCGACCAGCCAAGACCATGGAAGCAATTCCCAGGTCGCGGCCAGGGCACCATAAGAGTTGATACCAGTCAACAGGGCTCGATTGAAGCGTATAAGCTCCATCTCGTCCATGTCGAACACAGGCGAATCTGGGTCCAGTCCCCATTGGACTGTTCCCCATCGCTTGCGGGTAAACTTCTCTACTTTGGTACCCATCACCCAGACCCCTTGCGTATTGATATACGTGTTGGGGGTTTCGGCTGAGTGATCGTCAGACAGCAACTGTACTGTTCGTCTCATTACGTGTCCTTCCTTTAGCTTCTTCAGCATCGCGAGCTGCTTAGTAGCAGTCTCTGCGAAGTTCCAAAGCTTTTGGAAGTCACTGATCATTGGCTTGATGCACCAGCGCCAAGACAAATAGGCTGTAGCCGCACTCTGCAGTAGAGTGTCGCCATAGCCCTTGACCAGTGAAGGAAGGTCTTTTAACTCGCCGATCGCCTGTGGGACATTAATGTCAGCCACAGACGGATTTGATTCGGCAAGTATCTCCCATGCTGCTTCATTTACGTCGGCCGTGTTAGGGTCGGGGTAATAAGCAGTCGGTTGGGAGCCGGGCCAGGTACTACAAACTGTCGGAGGATACTCGGTAAACCGAATATACTCAGTCGACGGTTCAGGTAGTGCGTATGTCCCGGAGATCGTAGGGGTTGCTTGGACGCCGCGGTTAATTAAAAACGGGTTATCCCCGTCAAAATTACCCACATAATCCTCGCATCCTACGAACTCACCCAAATGGTGATGATTCCACGCGGTGTTGCCGAATTGACTCCAAAAGATGGAGCCCCAGGCTTCGAGCCTGTAATCCGACCATCGCGCACGGAATGCCATGTGAGTGGACCTTCTAGATACGTAACGTTCCTAAGGGAGGCGGACGCCTAACAAGCCAAGAGAGACCTGTTGAGGGTACCCGACAAGGGTACC